GCGACGCGTCCCCCTTTGCCAAGCTGGCTGGCGCTACCGGCATTGACAGCGCGACTGCTGCGGACATCACTATCGGTACCACAGATGTTCCCGCCCTGGTCGAGGAAGCGGAGCGCTCCATGAACGAGAACGAAGTGCCTCAGGAAGGTCGCATCCTGTTCATCAGCGAGTCTGCCTATGCTGGTCTGCGAAACAAGGTCGAGAAGGTCATCCTGAACAGTGAGAACGCTGTGAACGGTCATATCCTGATGTTTGACGGAATGAGGATCGTCCGCGTCCCGCAGTCCCGCTTCTATACCGCCATCACCATGCAGGATGGTAAGACCAGCGGTCAGGAAGCTGGCGGTTTCATCGGCACGACCGGTGCGTACAAGATCAACTTCATGATCGTCCATCCCTCTGCGGTGACCAAGGTCATGAAGCATGTGCTGCCCCGTATCTTCAGCCCGGACGTTCTCCAGAGCGCTGACGGCTGGAAGTTCGACTACCGCGCCTACTACGACGTGTTCGCCTATCAGAACAAGGCGAAGGGTATCTATCTCCACGCTGGCTCCACCGCGCTGTCCTGATCTGGGGGTTAAGCGATGGCTGAGAAACTCACGTCTGCCGGACTGGTCGTGGGTCTGGTCCCAGAAGACAAACCGGTAGAAAAGAAGCAGGAAGTCCCTGCCGAAAGTAAGCCTGAAGCAGCGCCCAAGACGCGCAGAAAGGCAAAGTGATCTGGAAAGGAGGCGGTCAGCGTGGAAGATTCTGAAAAGCTGACGATGCTTAGAACAATGATCTCAGGCGATGAGGTCGTCCCGGATGAAGACACGCTGACCACCTACCTGAAGATCGCCGCGAAAGAGATCATGGCATGGCGTTATTCCTACGGCACCGCTCCAGAGGAGCTGCCGGAAGAATTTGACATGACCCAGATCTACGCGGTCCTCGCCGGACTGACCACCAGCGGCGCTGAAGGCGAGATATCCCACTCGGAAAACGGCATCAACCGCGTGTTCCGGCATGTGGATATGCTGGCCTACATCCGGGCGAACGTCCGGCCCCTGTGCAAGGTGGTGTGATCCGTGAGGTGCGCTGGCAGGAATCGTCGCCGTGTCTACTATGCCAACGTGATCGGCGAGAAAACAGCTTATGACGAGTATGGCAATGAGAGTGGTCAGGAGCTGGTCTATACCGCTCCGACCCCGCTCTTAGCCAACGTGTCAGCGGCCCGGAACGCCGATACGGCAGCGGTCTTCGGCATCGACATCAATTATGACAAGGTCCTGATGGTGGCGGGTCGTGACTGCCCCATCACGGAAACGACCGTCCTATGGGTTGATCACGAACCGACCTATGATCAGGCTTACGATTATGTGGTATCCAGGGTGTCCGAATCCCTGAACAGCACGGCGGTCGCCCTGCGAAAGGTGGATGTCTCCATTGCCCGTTAAACGCGTCTCTATGACGCTCGACGGCAAGAGCATCGACAGCGCCATCGCTTATCTCAAAGCGTACAGCGACGGCCTGGAAGCCAAAGCAGAGCGTCTCAGACAGCTCGTAGCGGAGCGTGTCGCGTGGACTGCGTCAGCCGGATTCGACACCGCACTGGTCACGGACATCTTCACGGGTCAGGAACCACCGATGTCCAACGTGACAGTGACCGTCACGGATATGGGCGACGTGACGTTGGTCATCGCGGACGGCGAAGAAGCGGTCTTCATCGAATTCGGCGCTGGCGTTTACTACAACGGCGCGGCTGGCGCGTCCCCGCATCCAGATGGTCAGGAGCTTGGCTTCACCATCGGGTCCTATGGTAAGGGGCAGGGTCGGAAAAACGTATGGGCATTGCCCGGAAGCACCCACTCAGCGCCCATCCTGACTCACGGTACCCCGGCGGCGATGCCGATGTATCACGGGGTGCAGGACGCGCTCAGTGTGATCGAAGATCTGGCGAGGGAGGTGTTCAGCGCGTGATCGATTGCGAAAATGAACTGTTCACGGTCGTGGCGACCAGGCTGCGCGAAGCCTTCCCCGGCATCTATGTGACGGGTGAAACTATTCGCAAGAGCGCCAGGTTCCCCTGTGTGGAGCTGGTCCAGCGCGACAGCGCCGTATGGCGTAACAGCAGGGCGAACGATGACATTGAGCATCACGCCGCTGTGATGTACGAAGCAAACGTCTACTCCAACAAGGAGAAGACGAAGAAGCAGCAGTGCAAGGAGATCATGAGTGTCCTCGATACGGAGATGAAGCGCATGGGCTTCACGCGGACCATGCTCAACCCCATCGACAATCTCGCGGACGCTACGATCTACCGCCTGACTGCCCGATATCAGGCCATTGTCGGGAAAAACGGCGATGACTACCTTATTTACAGACGATAACAAGAAAAGGAGAGAATCATATGGCGATCAGCAGCTATAAATCCTTTCTGATGGCTATGACTTCCGCGCCCGACGCTGCCCAGGCGACGTGGGGAAACCTGGCTCCGATCAAGGACAGCCCCGACCTCGGCGGCGCTCCCGAAATGCTGGAAACGACGACCCTTGCGGACCGCGCGAGGACCTATATCCCCGGCATTCAGGAGAATGAGGCCAAGACCTTCACCCTGAACTATGACAAGACCCTCTTTGACTACCTCTACAGTCTGCGCGGTCAGCTGCATGGCTATGCTGTCTGGCTGGGCGGCACGGAAGCGGCTGACGGCTCCGTCACCCCGACCGGTGAATTCGGCAAGTACGCCTGGGGCGGCTACCTGGATGTCTACGTCAACTCCGTCGGCGTGAACGAGGTCCGCAACATGACCGTCACCATCGCGCCTTCTACCGTGATCGGCGTGGACGGCACCATTGCCTGGGGCGCTCTCGCGGATGAAGCGACGGCTATCACGCTCCCTACCTGATCCCGCCGGATTCTGAGGTATCCGTCGGGAACGACATCAGGCTAACCTCATGGGGCGGCACGATGGTGAGCGCCGACGTGTCCGAAATCGACCCTGTTGCGTCTGCCGGGTGGACCGTTACGCGGACTGCCGACACCGTCACGGTGCGGCTGAAGGCAAACAAGCTTTACACCGGGATCTCCTGGCGGTATGAGAACGATACTCGGTCCCGTCAGTATAACGAGGCGCAGGGCATCCCCCACAGTGCGGGTGACGGTCACTCCTGGGTCGAGATCGAACTCGACTGGGAATCCGGCGACGAGGCCGGAGAGCGTTACTATGCACTGGTCTTCGCGAATTGAGTAAGTAGGTTCCCCGTGATATGGGGCATGGGATCAGTCCGCAGAGGCGGCGGGGCTGCGGAAATGTGTTTTCAACCGATTCGGACTAAAGTTGAAAGGATGACGATATCAGATGAGTACGAAGATCAACATCAGCTACGAAAACCGCACTTACACCCTGGAGTACACGCGTGAATCCGTCAGGACGATGGAGTCGATGGGCTTCATCGCCGACGAGCTGTTCACCAAACCAGCGCTCCGCATCCCTGAACTCTTCTACGGCGCGTTCGCGGCCCATCACAGGGGTATCAAGCGCAAGGAAGTGGACCGGATGTTCGAGGGGATCCAGAATCGTTCCGACTTGATCCAGAAGCTGGTCGAGATGTATCGCGAGACGCTCTCCAGCCTGGTGGAAGAGAATGAAAACAGCGCGGGAAACGTGACCTGGACGGTGAGCGAGTAAGCGGCTCATCGTCCTCGGAAGGCGAGTCACAGGGCAGGGAAACACCTGCCCTGACCTATACTCAGGTCTTCAGGGAGCAGTTTCCTTACTATCTCTCCATCGGGATGAGCGCGGATGAATTCTGGCGCGGGGACGTATGGCTGGCAAAGGATTACCGCGAAGCTGACAAGCTGCGGCTGGATCGTGTGAACACGGAACTCTGGCTCCAGGGCATGTATATCTACGAAGCGGTCTGCGATGCAAGCCCGATCTTCAACCCCTACGCCAAACGGAATACGAAGCCGCATCCGTATCCGGCTGAACCCTACCGCTTGCATCCACCCTCTGCGAAAGAGGAAAAGACAGAGGAGCAGAAGCAGATGGAGAAGATGAGGAAAATGATGGATGCTTTCGCCACCAAGGTGAATGGCTCCAAACGAAAGGAAGTGAACCCGGCAGATGGCTGACCAGACTATCGAAAGCTTACAGATCGAGATAACAGGCCGATCCACAGCGGCCCAGCAGTCCATCACCGGGCTGATCAAAAAGCTGGAGCAACTGAAGCAGACCTGCAACGGCGGCTGCGGCCTTCAATCCTTCAGCAACGAGATCCGCGCTCTGCGCGGCTCGATCAACGCGCTGGACAATAACACCAGCAAAAAGATGGCTGAACTCGCCACCTCGCTCCAGTCTATGAAGGGGCTGGGCAAGCTGTCCATCGGCGATCAGATATCCCCGCAGCTCACGTCCCTCGGCGCGGCAGTCAGCATGATCGGCACCGACGCGGGGGATAAGATGAAGCAGATGGCTGGCGGTCTGGACGCGCTGTCCAAGGCCGGAAAATTCACCATCTCTTCGACGCTGGGTAGGCATCTGGGCGAGGTCGTGACGGCAGCGCAGCAGTTCTCGTCCAATCAGGCCGACATGTACGCTATGCGCGACATGCTGAACTCGCTGTCTCAGGTGCAGTCTCCGACCGTATCGTCCAGCTATGCGGACAATCTGCTGGATATCGGCATCGTGGCAGAGCAGCTGAAGGGCATCGACATGTCCGGCCTGACCAACCTCGGCACGGCGCTGAACGCGATGTCAGGCGCGAAAGTCTCCGCGACCCTTGGGAAGAACCTTGAATCGCTCGGCGTGGTGGCAGAAAAACTGAACGGTAAGGATTTCTCAGGCGTGGAAAAGCTGGCGAACTCGGTGAAGAAGCTGGCGGTCAACATCGGCCCGGTCGCGCCACTGCTCCAGCAGACCACGACCCAGATGGATAGCAACACGACAGCCGCTGACCGCAACAGCAAGTCCATCCTGAAGAACTCAGACGGATATACCAACCTCTATGCGGCGATCAGCTTGGCCCGGACCAGCTACAGCCGCATCAGCAAAACCATCGCGTCGCTGGTCGAGAAGTCCAACAGCTACATCGAAAACGTCAACCTATTTGATGTTTCGATGGGCAAGTACGCGCAGTCGGCCCACGAATACGCTGATAAGGTCGGCGAGATCATGGGTATCGATCCCGGCGCGTGGATGCGGAATCAGGGCGTTTTCCAGACCCTGTCCACCGGCTTCGGCGTGAGCGCTGAACGCGCTGCCGTGATGTCCAAGAACCTGACGCAGCTGGGTTACGACCTCTCGTCCTTCTTCAACATCGCGACGGACGGTGAGGGTGGGTCCATGCAGAAACTTCAGGCCGGTCTGGCTGGTGAGCTTGAACCGCTTCGCCGTCTGGGCTTCGACCTCTCTGAAGCGCGTCTGAAAGCCGTCGCGGCTGAACTGGGCATCACCAAGACCTACAAGGCGATGAACCAGGCTGAAAAGGCCCAGCTTCGTTACTACGCGATCATGAATCAGGTTACCACCGCGCAGGGCGACATGGCGCGTACACTGGATACGCCAGCCAACCAGCTTCGTGTCCTTCAGGCCCAGGTCGAACAGGCTGCGAGGGCGCTCGGTAATGCCTTCCTGCCGATGCTGACAGCGGTCCTGCCGTATGTGATCGCCTTCGCCAAGGCCTTAACGCTGGTCGCGAACGCCTTTGCCGCGTTCCTTGGCTTCAAGGCCCCGGAGATCGATTATTCAGGAGTCAGCACGGCGGCATCGGCATCCGCGCAACTGGACAAGAATCTTCAGGGCGCTGGCAAGTCCGCGAAAAAGCTGAACGAGCTGCTGGCAGACTGGGATGAACTCAACATCATCGCGTCTGAAAACAGCAGATCTTCCGGCTCCGGCTCCGCCAGCGTCGGCGGCGGGGACCTCGGCTTCGATCTCCCGGAATACGATTTCCTTGGCGGTCTGACGGAATCGAAGATCGCTGGCATCTTCGACAAGATGAAGCCCGTGGTCGAGTGGATCTCAGACCATATGGCGGCTCTCGCCAGCGCGGCTGGGGATGTCGGTTTGGCGCTGATTGGCTGGAAGATCTCCAGCACCTTCAAAGGTCAATTCGGCGAACTGGTCAAAGGAGCGGTCGGTCTGGCGCTGGCGCTCTACGCGGTCTACAGCGGCTGGGATATCTTCATGGACCAGTGGGAGAACGGCGTGACAGTGGACAACATGATCGAGCTGCTCGGTAAGGTCGGTCTGTTGGTCGTGGGTCTGGGCATCGCCTTCGGTATGACGGGCGCTGGCATCGGCCTGATCATCGGCGG